TGTTATTGACGACGATGTGGACAGCCCTCTTCAGGTTGAGTTCATGGCTTTGGTTGACAAGCCAGCCATCGAAAAGAACTTCATGGCCTTCAAAAGTCAGCTCCGGTTTAATCTTGACGACGAAAAGAAAATTGTAAGCGGCCCGGCCATGTTGGCTGATATGCTTATTTACCGGAAAGACGATAACCTAGGTGAATATTATACCACCTTCGATAAGGCATCAATCTCTTCCATCGTTCAGAAGTTTTTTAAGAAAGGTTTTATCAAGAACTTCAACTTGATGCACGATGCCGAAAAGAAGACCAGCGATGTTACAATCTTTGAATCATTTATTACTGACGAAGCCCGTGGTATCAAGCCGATGAAGGGTTTCGAAGACGCAAAAGATGGTTCATGGTTTATTTCAGCAAAGGTTGACAATCAAGAACTTTGGGATAAAATAAAAGCTGGTGAATTCAAAGGGTTTAGCGTAGAAGGAATTTTCAATCAGGTTCCGATGCAAATGCGTAAGATGACACCGGAAGTTGCAGTTGAACAAATTAAGCAAATTTTAAAAAGCATAGAAAATGTCTAAAGCAAAATCACTTCTCGATAAGATCAAACTCATGTTTGAAGAAACTCCTGCTCCTGCACCGGCACCCGTTGCGCCGGTAACAGTTAAACTTGCAGATGGTACTGATGTTGTTGTTGATAAATATGAGGTTGGTGGTGTTATGAAAGTTGGCGACGCTTTTGTAGTGGCCGGTGCGCAAACAATGGAGAACGGTGATGTTGTTACGGTTGGTGAAAATGGAACAATCACGGCAATCACTCCAAAGAAAGTTGAAGAAGCCCCAATTGATATGACAACTCCGGAAGGTATCACAAAAGCATATGCAAAATTTGCAGAAGGCACAGTTGATGCGGCCGGATTGAATACAATGTTGAAAGCGTTGATGGAATATACCTTCGGATGGCAGATTCGTGAACAACAAGAGAAAGCGGCCCGCGAAGCTGCCATAAAGGTTTACACGGACGGATTGGCTGGCGCACAGGCAACAATCACTCAACAAAGTAAAATGTTGAAAGAGATGTATTCCTTGATGGAGCAACTGGTTGGCGCACCTGCGGATGATGTTCCTGTTGATCCGGCTAAAAAGAAATTCAGCTTCAGCAAAGTTGAGGGCAAGAACGAGTATTTCAAGAAGATGTCTGAGGCAATGCAGAAGCTACAAGAAAAAGAAAAACAATTAAAGATCGCATAACATAACAATTAAAATAAATTTAAGATGGCATACAATGTTGCGGCATTAACCGACTACACAAAAGAAAATGAGCAGTTGCTCGTTATGAAATCATTGTTCGGAAGCAAGACCCAGGAGTTGATCCAAAAGGAAGGTAACATCATGACTGGTGTTAAGAGTTCCGAGAAGATCAATATTCTGGACACTGACGCAACGTTCCAGACCGGTGGAACATGCGGTTTCCTTTCAAGTGGTACGACCACGTTCACCCAACGTACAGTTACGGTTGGTAAAATAAAAGTGAATGAGGCGTTGTGTCCAAAAGCGTTGGAAGCAAAGTACACGCAGAAGGCACTTCAACTCGGAAGTCGCTACGACAGTATTCCATTTGAAGAGCAGTACACTATGCAAAAAGCCGGAAAGATCGCCGAGCAACTTGAAGTTGCTTTCTGGCAGGGCGACACCGCAAGTGTGAATGCGAACCTGAACAAATTTGACGGATTAATAAAGTTGATCGACGCTGCCGCAACAGCAGCCAATGGTAACCCAACCGGAATAACAACCGCAACTGGCATTACCACTTCTAATGTAAAAGGTATCGTTTCTGGAATGTGGTTGGCAATGCCGGCAAACATCCAGGGTAAAAGCGATATCCGTATCTTCTGCGGATGGGATACATTCAACAAATTCATTTCCGCTTATACTGACCTCAACCTGTTCCACTTCAAACCTTCGGGCAGCGAAGTTGGTATGGAGAACGGTGAAGTGATTATTCCTGGAACAAATTACAAACTCACAGCGGTTCACGGCCTGGACGGAACAAACCGTTTGTTCACCATCCGGATGTCGAACATCTTCATGGGAACTGACTTGGAGAACGAAGAAGAGCGTTGGGAAATCTTCTTCGCAAAAGAAGCCGATGAAATCCGTTTCGTTGCCGAGTTTAAAGACGGCATCAACGTGGCCTTCCCTGATGAGATCGTTTCGTTCAAATTAGTTTAATAACAAGGGAGGAGAAATCCTCCCCTAATCTATACAATGAGAATAGATTTCACTCCGATATTTCAACGTGATTGTGCACTGACACAAGGCTTCAACCTGGATTGCCGGGACGGCATTGGTGGTATAAAAGAAGTGTACATCATTGAAAAGGCGAACGTCACCGCTGTGACAGAAGTTAGCGGAATGGTTACAGCAATTACAAAAGCACCAGGGAAGCGATTCTGGAAATATTCCTTAGTCCGTGAGACAAGTTCTGCAACAGAAAGCATAGTTGGCAACGAACAAAACGGTACAATATATTATGACCAGACCGTGAATATAATTCTTAACAAGAGACAGGCCAGTGTAAGAAACGAAATTATGTTGTTGGCAAAGAACTTCCTCATGATTATTGCTGTAGAAAACCAACTTAACAGCGCCGGTGAAACAAGATCGTTCTTGTACGGAAAAGATCAGGGTGTGCAGTTATTAACCGGGACAAGTGAAACCGGTGTTGCATGGGCTGATCGTAACGGTTACACATTGCCGTTTAATGGTAAGGAACAACAACTGGCTCCGGAAGTTACATACAGTTTACTTGCAACTTTGGAAACACCTGGATAGTGGATTAACACCCGCCCGAACGGGTACAACGATACACAAGAACCCGATTAAAAAAGATCGGGTTTTTTAATTTTATGTTGGAATTAAGATTAGGAAATACGGCTGACGAAGTGGTGGTAACGTTGACAGAATTAAAAAGTTTGAACGAACCAAATTATTTATTTATTTTCGTCCATACCCTTACGAAGACGACGGTTGCGTTTGTAAAACTGAATAGCGAAGATGAGAGCGATTATCCTGAGCGTTACAATAAATTCACATTCAATACATCAGTTTTATTTTTGAACAAACCACCAGGAGAGTGGTTGTATTCGGTGTACGAACAATTGAGCGAAGACAATATTGATCCAGACAATGCAACAGGGTTACTTGAACAAGGAAAGATGTTATTGAACAGAACCGTGGCAACTGAATTTGAATTTGAAAAATACGAAGAACCAACTTCATACAAAACTTATAATGGCTGAACAGAAAGAGATATTACAAGTCGCTAACGGAGAACTCAAATCAACCGATAATCCTGCTCCAGGAATAATGGTGTTGAAGTTCGCTGATAGTAAACCACCAAAAGAAAAGATTGTAAACAATAAAGAATACATTCTCTTTGGTGAGTTCAACGATTATCCTGAATATCTTTTATATCAATATAACAAATGCGGAAGACATCGTGCCATAATTAACGGGAAAGTTAAATATATTATGGGCGGTGGATTGGAAGGAACCGGTGCTTTTGTTAAGAAAGACGGGGAAGAAGTAAAAAAAGTTAATGGCGACGACACAATGGTTGGCCTATTAAAGAAGAGTTGCAAGGATATTGAAATATACGGAGGATTCCGTTGGTTCATACGTTGGGACGCATTGGGTAAGATAAAAGATATCATACACGACGACTTTAATAAGTTCCGCACCGGAAAGACAATATTTGAAAAGGACGCCACTGGAAAAGTAATAGCTAAGAAGACTGGCGGGTTCTGGTATAAGGAGAAGTGGTTCAACGAACATGGTCGTCCTGATAATAAAGAGAAGCCTGTTCATTATGAAGAGTTTACTGGTGTTGCCCCAGAGAACGGAGCAACTCAGGTGTTTGCTTACAATGAATATTCGCCCGGTTGTGACGCTTATCCATTACCGGAATATGTGGCAAGCGCAAACTATATTGATATTGACATTGAAATAAGTAAATTTCACTTGTCATCTCTTCGCAACGGCATGATGCCAAGCAAGATGGTGCAGTTTTATACCGGTGATCCTCCGGAAGACAAGAAGAAGGATATCGAGCGTCGTTGGTCGAATAAATTTGCAGGAAGCGAGAACGCCGGAAGGTTTATACTGGTGTTCAATACAAATAAAGATAAATCGGTGGATGTATCTGATCTATCTTTTAACGAGCTTGACAAGCAATTTGAAATTCTTAATAAAACCACAGAGCAACAAATATTTACCGGACATCAGATTGTGAGTCCCATGTTGTTT